TGTTTCTTTCGCTTGGTGTCAACATTTTATAAGTGTCAAGACTATCTCTGCCCGTAAAATCACCAATCCGTGTATTTAAATCTCTAATAGGTCTTTTATCAGCAGGTCGAGCACCACCAGAAAAAGTTCTGGTTAAATGTGGATCATTACCTATTAAGGCTTGGTCAAAAGCGTTAGAAAACAATTCTGGTATTCCACCATACTCTATTGGCGTATTGTACGCATATTCTGGTTTAGCAAAATCTAATAAGTTCTCATACGTTCTTGTTACATCTGATTGAACTTCTTCAAGCATAGCGTATAGTTTACCATCTGCTCCTCTTACAATCATAGCTCTTGTATAGCCAAAACCCTTGTTATAATAATCATGTGGTAGATTTAATTCTTTATCGCTGTTTGCCTGCATGAACTCTATTGTTTCACCATTAGCTCTCGTTTTTTGTTGGATGGCATTTATAACGGGGCTGTTTGTTAAAGAACCTGCTTTTAATCTTTCTTGGTCTGGATTAACAGCAATAACACTTATGTTATCAATCTCAAAGCCTTGACCAGTACCGAGTGGTCTAACCTCTGCGTCTGTATTAGTTTGAAATTTTATTTTTTGATTACCTCTAGAATCAGTGTCGTTTGTAGGAACTTCTACATTGATTGGTTTGCCCGTAACTGTTGCAAACGAAGAGTATATTCTTTGTCCCGAGTAACCCAACTCTTGTGGAACTGTACCCGCGGGAGCTAAACTTGGATCTGCTAAAATTTCTCCAGCACTAAGAGCAAAGTTTCTAAAAGGTCCGTTTGTTCTTCTGTTCTCACCACTTCTAACTTCTAATCTAACAGTTGGTCGCATCTGGTCAAAATCATAAATGATTTCTTCCATAGTCTTAGTCGTATCTTTGTTCCTTACAAGATATTCTTCCAAACCAGAAACAAATGCTTCACCTCCTCTGTTGTGAATAATCAAGTCCCCTCGTTCATTCGGTGCATCAAAAACTGTCGCTATCTTCTTGATTTTCTTAGGAACTGTAGTTCTAACTGCTAAATCATCTATATTGGGAATAGACCCATAATCTGGTCTGCCGTCTATCTTTGGCGCTGCTTTAACTGCTTGACCAAAATCTTTTCCTTTACCTTCTTTTGGTATGTACTTAATATCGTCTTCAACTGTTTCTGCATACTGTTCTCGTCCAATAAATCCAACGGAGCCTTCTCTTCTACGCTCTTGTGCTCGAAGCTCATCATAAACTTTAGAAACTTTAATTGGCTCTTTCAATCCAAACTTACTTCCCAACTTAGTTAATTTTATTCTTAAGGGAGAAACAACGGGATCCTCTGGATCAGTAAATCTTTCTTTGTTCTTAGCGGCGGCAAATCTTCCTGCAACTCTGGAGTCTGTTATAGTTGTTCCTTTGGATCTGTCTTCCTCAATTTTTTGTTCTATCGCTTTTAATTCTTCGTCTGCAACTTTCTGTATAACTGGATTACCAACAGAGCCGCCCTCAAGATCTGGACTGAAGAATGTTTGGTCTTCATCAATGCTTGGATCAGTATCATCAGTAATCGATAAATTATCATCTGCTCTCTGTTCTGGTGTTCTTTGTGTCTCACCTCCTCCAGCTGCTTCATTCATAAGAATCTCAGCCGTGGACGGTGGTACGTCTTTCGCTCTATATTGTGCAAAACTAGGTCCGTACAAAGACGCGGCAGTTTGCATCGCTAGTTGTTGAGCTGGTGGCATACCTCCAGGTCCAAGTGTATCCCCGATTAAACCTGCAATCCCAGGTCCTTGACGAAATGCCTCAATGCCCGTGGTCGTTGCTCCACCCATTGTTGCACCAAGAACTACACCTTCTAGTAATCTGTCAGCAACTTGCTCACCAGTATATTCACCGCCAGTTAAGGCAGTCGAACCCATAACCACGCCTTCTTGCAATCCTTCAGTACCACCTTCAAATGCTACAGATTTACCAATGCGTCTTCCAATCTCTCTGGCTGCGTCAACTTTACCTTCTTCACCCAGTCTTTTTATTAGTTCTTTACCCGTAATTGTTAGTAATTCGTCCTTCGGAATCACTCTTCCTGCACCAAATCTGTCCAAAAGTGCTATAATTGTACCCGCTCCAATAGCCACAGAGTCGTTATAACTACCAGTTTTTTGCTCCATTTCCTCGGCAACTTCACCAGTTCCCACGATTCCAGAGCCTAAAATGGTTGCTCCACCTATTAAAGCTGCAGCTGGTACACTGAACGGAGCAGTCAAAGCAGACGCTAAACCACCACCAAGTGCAATACCACTCGTTGCTATATTTTCACCAGTTTTCTCGGCAACCCAACCAATCGCATCACTCAAACCACCTTGCTGATAGGCTTCACGAAGTCCCATCGTGTATTCTGGTTTGTAGTTACCTTGTTTGATGTCTTTGTCTTGTTGTGCTACAACCTCTTTTCCATAATTAAAAAGAGATTCAATACCCGTCCTTGATCCAATAACCTCAAGACCTTTACCAAAAAGTCTCTGTGCCTGGTCTATACTATATGCAAATGACGAGTCGTTTGTAGCCATTATGTAATCCTAGTCTTCTTTTTTTTCTCTGGTAACATTCTATCTGAAAAACGGTTGGTTACATTATAACCACCAGATTGTTTCTTAACGGGCTGTATTTTTTTTGGTGTAAACTTTTTCTTAGAAGGTCCCTTGGTCGATGGTACACCTTTCCCGAAGTTTTTTCCGAAAACGGGTTGTCCCCTTCGTGCCAGTTCTTGATACGTTCTGATTCTATCTGCTTCATCTGACATTAATAGACTCCCTTGAAAGTTCCACCACGGCTTTTCATTACACCGCCCATGTTCATTTTCCTATACTTATTAGCTAATCTCAAGTTTTGTTTTTCTCTAAGTAACATAGGATCTTGAATCTCAACTATAGGTCCCTTGGTTCCCGCACCAGCGCCCTTGGCTTTTATGTTCGCTAACTTAGAGGCTTGTACGTTTAATTTACGTTGGTTTTCCTTTACTTTGGCTAACGCTTGTTTCTTAGTTTTTAATTTAGCAGCTCTTTCTTTCGCTTGTTTTGCTTCTAATTTCGCTTTTTCTTTTTCTTTTTTCTGGTCGGCTTGGAATTTTTCTGCAACTTTAGCAAAGTTATAAGGATCATACATCACCTTTTCTTTGTGCTTCATTCCTTTTTTGCCAGCCATTAGAAGCTACCCTTAAAAGTTCCGCCTCTGTTTTTCATGACACCACACATGTTCATGCGTTTTAGTACGTTCTTTCTTGGACCTGTAAATTCTCCACCAAGTCTTGGACCTTTTCCTTTTGCTTTATTCTTTTTAGCGGCATCCTCTGCGGCTTGACTCTTTTTGATCTCTTCTAGTCTTTTTAAATCTTTTTCTTTTTCACCTTTGATTTTAGAAGATGGAGCCATTTTATCTTTTGATCTACCAAGATTTTGTCTCTTTTTGTTTTCCCTTATCTCTGATGGAGATAAACCTAAATCATCTTTTTTAGTTATAGTTACATCAATTTTATTATTAATTTTGTTTTTTGGATCTTTTGCCATTAGTAGTATTCCCTTTTAGTTTTCGGATACCAATCTTCTCCTTGGTCTTCTCCATCTAGTACAACAAAGCCACCTTGTCTAAATCTCATGACTGCCATCGTCATACTATCACAATAGTCATCATGGTCGCCATTTGGAAAAGATGCAACTTCTTCTATAACATCTTCAGCAAACTTCTCGCCACTAGGATACCATACTTTTCCAGATTCGAAAATAGGAGATACAATGTGCATCCTCGTAGTTTTATCTAAGTTACCCCCCTTTCGTCTGCCGGGACTAAACGTCAGCACCGGGAGGTTAAGTAACCTTAATTCATCAGCCAAAGGTTGTCCACTAGCTTTTGCCTCAATCAACATCATGTCTGGTTCCCAGTAATCATTCTCCTCCAAAGCAATCTCCTTTAACTCTGGAAAATTCCAACGTCCCTTCTTCGCATCTAACATTATCAAATGCTGGACACCATTTGCCTTCGGCTCAAATACACCCCATGTCGTAATCGCACTATAGTCTGCTGTCTCCTTTTTACTGTACGCAGTATCATAACTTTGCAAAATGTAATCTAATTTAGGTACTTTCTCCTCTTCCCACGGAATCCACCACTCACGCTTTATCATCGCAACATCATCAGATGTCGGATTCTGCTGCCACTGGGCGTTCCATTTCATAGGAGATAATGATGCCTTGACCCTTAATAACTCGTCCTTGTTCCAAAACTCGGGCCACAATAACTTATCATTCGGTAAAATCGCTGGGAACTCCACAACTTCCCATTGGTCAGACATGGTATCCTTCGCTTGTGCTTGTATCAATCTGCCTGTCAAATCCTTCTTCGACCATCTCGTTTGCACAATGATGATGGTTCCCCCAGGTTGTAACCTCTGTCTCGGTCCAGATGTGTACCACTCATAAGTATTATCATATGCAGTCGAGGACAGTGCATCTTGTTCCGAGTGCGGATCATCAATAATCAATAAGTCCGCACCACGACCCGTCATCGCTGCTCCAACACCCGCGGCAAAGTATTCACCACCAGCACTCGTCTCCCATCGACCCGCGGCTTGACTGTCTTGCTTCAAATCAGTCTCTGGAAAAACTTCCGTGTATATCGGATCGGCAATCAAGTCCCTAACCTTACGACCAAACCTCACGGCAAGTTCTGTGTTCATCGTGGCTTGAATGATCTTTAACTTCGGATTACGGCCCAAGAACCACGAAGGCATGAGATAAGAAGCCATTTCAGACTTAGAATGTCGGGGTGGCATGTTTACGATAAGTCTTTTGAGTTTACCAGTAGCAATGCGTTCCAATTTTTCTGCAATGATTTTATGGTGCCGCCCAACGATAAAACCCTCGTATACATGTTGTGCATAAGCTAAGAAATTTTTTTGAGCTATATCACGGGTGTCCAGTTTCTTTTTCTGTTGCTCAAGCAGAAAAACTTCTTGTAACACCTCTTTAGGTAAGACATCTAGATTCATGTCCCAACGATAATATATTCAAATGAATTTATCAACCCTGCATAATACATGTATATAGTAACACCATCATGTGTGTTTTAGGGGGTGGGGGGTGTAAAATACTGACGAGTCACAGTCGTTCCTCGTCAGTAACCCTAAGTTGTTGGAGTTGCAGCAAGCCTGGAAGCCACCAAGTGTCCGTGTGTAAAGGCACAGAGACTCGCAGTGCTCGTATCAATCTCTGTGCCTTTGGTTGCTCGTCAGTGAGACGCACTGTGAGTGCGTCTCTCCGTGATTTAAGCCACATCCTTGGTGGTTAGTGAGTCTAGGTAAGACTTCTTAACCATGACGTAATTGCCGTCCAGAGTGGACATTAGCTTGGTGATGACCTCTTTGACAACTTGATTGACAATATCATCATCAAGCCTTGCCTCAAGAGTTTCAACATTGTGCTTGATCTCGTTGATCTCATTGCTATCACTGATAGCATCATCAATACGAGATTCGACTTGCTCTTGAACCAACTCTTCAATGGCATTTTGTACATCAGACATTTGTTCTCCTTTTCGCTTGTGTTTCTGATACTATTGTTATATAAGATTCTATGGGAGATGTCAACCACTAAATAAAACTTTCGATTAACATGTTAACTAAATAATTACCGAAGGGGTTGACAACCCGAAGCTCTCGGGTAAATCCGTTGGCGTAAAGGTGCAGAGAATCGCAAAGTATTATAGTCTTTCGATCTTGCGATTCTCTGCACACCAACTTTTTTCAAGACGCACTAACTTTCTGCTTGACTTATGGGATCAGGTGGGATATATATTATATAACTTTAATTAGCATAGGAAAAACAAATGCCACAAAAGATAATTCAAAAAGACTCGCCCTTTGATAAACTAGGCGAGATGCTCGAAACTCAAACCAACCGAGGAATGATCTTGGGACTGAAGACTGCTTTAGTTGGTCTCAAGCATCAAGAGATTGAAATCCTCAGACAGATAAAAGAATATGAAAGGTTGTTAGATGAAGTTAAAACATCAAATAAATAGAAAAGGTAAACGAGCCATTCATAAGAAAACCAAGAAGAGGTCGTACTCGACCTCTATGGTGCATACTACTAAGTTTCTTAATACTTGGGATTATATTCTTCGATCCTCTTCTAAATAGCTTCTCCTAGCTAGAGAGCCACCATCTTCTGATGGTGGCTTTTTTTGTTCCCAAAATCTCCAGGCCACCCCCGTGCAGCTGCAGCTGCAGCACCTTCGCCTCCTTCTGTGTAAAGTTGCAGAGGTTCGCAAACTCCCTCTGCAACTGACCCCTTCACCCGGGACGCACCCGGGAAGCAGCTGCGTTGTTCTGTTAAAGTCGCAAAGGATCGCAAACGACCTTTGCGACTTATCCCACCCAGCCACCCGTTCATTATATCAGAAAATCTGGGATTGTCAAGGATTTTATTTTATTTTATTTGCTTTTCTTGGCTTGACTTATGGGACTAGATGGGATAATATACCCAGGAACATTAGTGAAAGGAAGAACAATGAAACAGTATCCAATATGGAATATCATCACGGCTTGTATTTACAAGTCTGGAAAATCTTACGGAGTCAGAAACACGGGAGATGTTGAGGTAAGAGTGGGGACATCTTCAAGGAACTCACACCAATTTTTAAGACACACAACGACCCACAGACAACACGACAATGGCGATAGAGAATATCGTTTTTATCTTGATGGCGAGTGCATCAGAAGAGCCTTATTAAAAAAAGGTGCAGACGAACTTACAACACTCGAACCCGATACATTAAAAATATAAGCAAGAAGCTCCACCTTCGGGTGGAGCTTCTTTTTTGCCTCCATTTCCAATTCCCTTTGGTCGGGTTGCAAAGGTGCAAAGATTCGCAAAACTTATCTTTGCAAAATTGATGCCACCTTTCGATTCGCACACCCCAAACAATCGTCCAAACTCCCGAAGGTCAGAAGTGCTTCCGTGGTCGGGGACACAGAGAAGGTCGCAAGGTCTTTGGACGCAAGGAACTCGCAGAGTTTACCACCCTCAAACAAATATAGAACAGTCTTAGAAGGTGCTTGAGCCAAGAAAAAAGAAACGTAATTATTAGCTTGTATCCTCAAATGTGTTGAAATCTGTGATGGTTCGACCTTGAAAGTGTTTCCTTTTGATGGTGCTTTTAATTCAATAAACAAGGGATATTTTTCGTTGATAATTATTACATCTGTGAACCCCGAATTAAATTTATTCTCAATCTTTTGGACAAACTTACCTTTGGGTAATTGATTTTTGATTGATAAAAAAAAGTTTTTTTCTGTCATTTATTACTTGACCCCTATGGGATAATGTGGGATAACAATTATATAATTTATTATAGGGGAAAAAAATGAAAGAACAAGTGATCCAAAATAAAGATCAAAATTGGTTCTTAGGTGGTTTATACTTCTTAGAGGCAATAAGAGAAGAGCAACAAGAAACAAAAGAATACGTTCAATATAATTATAGAAAGGAAAGTTATGAAAGCTATATTAATTAATCCAAAAGAAGAAATAATCCGTGTCATTAGTTATGATGGAGATTACAAAAGTATTTATCAAATTTTAGAATGTAGAGCATTTGAATGTGTTTATCCATTCAAGAATGAAGATACTATTTACATTGATGAAGAAGGTTTATTAAAAGACAGTAACTATTCTTTCACTATTAAATGTGATGATGGGAGAATAATATCTTTAATGGGCAAAGGGTTAATCTTAGGTACAAATGCAGAAGGCGAAAGTATTGAGCATAAAACTTCATTAGAAGATGTGAAGAGCAGAATTACTTTTAAAGGTAAAGTAGCAATATCAGAAAACGACAGAGGTTTTACTATCATGCCTTTTGATATTGGAGAAGCATTAAAAAACACAGAAGGAAACGCATAATGAAAAAGATGCACAAAGCAAAACAAAGGTCTAACCAACACAAAAGAAAACATAATCCAACATCAAGCCACAGAAGTGGTTTGATAATTGGAAAGAAAAGTGGTGGTTTTAGAGGAGTACTGAACAGTTTTAAAAAGTAATTATCAAAGTAAGACACGGGTTTATTCGTGTCTTATCTTGAAAATTGCAACAACAACCAACGAAAGGAAAAGACATGCAGATTTCTAAACTAGAGGTAAAAAATATCTCACACTATGCAAGAGGTTCAGAAGAAACTCCTTGTTATAATGCAACAGTATATATCAATGGTAAAAAAGCTATTGAGGTTTCAAACGAGGGACATGGTGGAAGTGATAGACAAGACACTTATCCCGAAATGTTAGATTTCCACCCAACAAGAAATTTTTTAGCATTAGCTAATGAATGGTGTATTAAAACTTATGGAAAGAAAACTCATAAGTATATGAGTAATGGAGAAGAGAAATCTTTTGAAATTGAAATGGACTTAGAACATGTTTGTCAAGATGCTTTATATGATTGGCTTGATAGAAAGGTTCTTAAAAAAGATTTAAAAGCTAAGTTTTTATGCCAAGAAGATAAAGAAGTTTTCGCCTACAAAAAACCTAAAGGTTATAAAGAAGAAGGCTTCAAATCTTTTCTTAATGAAAACCACCCGAAGGCAAAGTGTTTAAATTTTATGGCTTTTGAAGATGCTCTTAAATTATTTAAGGAGTTTGCTTAATGGAAGAAATCAGACCTACTTTTGGAGCAGTAGCAAAAGAACTCCAAGATTTCATTTATAATGAAATTGATGCAATAACAGAGAGTGATTGGTTTGCAGAGAAACTTGATAATAAAGTAGCAATAGCAATCGGAGAAAAAGAAACTCCTCTAAGAGTAGATGTTAACTATGTGGTTCAGAGGCTTGAAGAAATAGTAAACTCTGACCACACAGATGCAGTAGAGTTTTTAGAAGAGTTAAAAGAAAATCTTGATAACCATAAGGGGAGAAAAAATGGGTAGATATTTCACTGGCGATATTGAAGGAAAGTTTTGGTTTGGTGTGCAAGATAGCACAGATGCCGATTACTTTGGTGTGCAAGGAGAACCTAGATTTTATCATTATTATTTTAGTGAAGATGATAAGAAAAATGTTCATAGAGGTATGCTCGAGTGTGATAGAACTTTAGGTAAGTATCGAGAACTTATAGATGAGTTTTTTAATAATCGTGATAGCTATAATGATAAAATGTTACTCGAGTTTTTAGATGAAAAACTTAGTCCTAAAAAACATACTGAAGAAGGTATTCGTTATTACTTAGAATGGTATGCAAGATTGAATCTTGGGAAAAAGATTTATGATTGTATACTTAAACAAGGCGAATGTAGTTTTGAGGCAGAGCTATGAAAACATATGAAGTTATAGTCAAATCTACAATATTAGAAAGACATATTGTAGAAGCAAAATCTAAAAAAGAAGCAGAAGAACTATGGGCAGAAGGTAGTGCAGATTATCAAGATGACATAGATCAATTCGATAGTGTTTGCGAAGAGGTAAGAGATGCTTAAACATTTAGACTTATGTAGTGGTATCGGTGGGTTTGCTTTTGGTTTCCAACAAGCAAATCTATCCGAGCCAATGGCATTTTGTGATACGGACAAATTCTGTCATAAAGTGCTTAATAAAAATTTCCCAGGAATTCCAATTTTTAATGATGTGAAGGAGATCGCAGATGACCCAAGAAGATTTATTTCCGAAAGACCCGATATTATCACGGGGGGTTACCCGTGCCAACCATTTTCCACAAGTGGCAAAAGAGATCCGAATGACCCTCGAAGAATCTTTCCGTTCTTGCATAGCATTGTTGAACAAACAAGACCCTCTTATTGTGTTTTCGAAAATGTGTATGGACACATCTCATTGGGACTTGACGAGGTTTTGTTTCAAATGGAAAGCATCAACTACCATACGAGGACATTTGTATTTCCGTCTAGTGCAATCGGAGCAAGACACAAAAGGGACAGACTTTGGATCGTCTGTAGAAACTTGGGCGACCCCGACAACTATGGATTCCCTTCCACCAAGAAGTGCAGAAGCAACCAAGAAATTGCAACAGACACACAGAAAAGGTCGCAAAAGACCGAGCAATTTGAGGGAGCAAGTAGACCCGAAGACAATGGAAATGTATCCAACTCCAACAACGAAGGGATACGGACACGCTTCAGAGGGACAAACCATGATGTTCAGAAGGAAAGTGGAGAAGGGCGAACTGACGGAAGCAGAAGCTCAAGCCATGATGAACGGAGTAACTTTAAGACCACCGAGAATGGAAGAGTGGAAGTTTCCAACACCGAACTCGGGACTGAAGAAACACAGTTACAACGGCAACAATCAATACTACGAGAAAAGATTGAAGGACGGCAGACAAATCGATCTGACACACAAGATTTATCAGATAGAGGGAGATGCAAGACTAAATTGCGATTGGGTGGAATGGTTGATGGGGTATCCTATTGGTTGGACGAACCTAGAGAAGTCCCAAGAATCACAATCGACCAACAAGACAGAGCCAACAGACTGAAGGCTTTAGGAAATGCAATCGTTCCTTTTAATGCAAAATTAATTGGATTAGCAATCAAGAAGGAGATTGAAAGTGGAACTTAAACAACTACAATTAATTCATAAAGTTTTAGATGACTATGCCGACATTGTTTTTAATGACAAAGATGACTATAGCGAAGAAACTATTGTTGATGTAGCAGAAGCATTAAGAACAGTTAAGATAGAACTTGAGAAAGCAACTCCAACTCCTAAAAATCCGTTGACCGAATATAAAAATGGTTGGCGATTTATTGTTTGGGTTGGTGGTGTTGATGACTATTACAAGAACTTTAGTAAAGCACAAATGGACTACTATAATTGGGTAGCTAAAGATCATGATGATGTTGTTCTTACAGAGATACAGAAAGATGGAACTGAAAAGATTTTACTAAACTCGAAAGACAGTTGACTTCTTAATGATATTTAATCTATGTTTGAAATGCACGAAGCAATATCGGGAATTGCTATTTGCCCAGGTTGGAGAGAGTTTTCTTCCCCCCACTCTCTCCGACAACCTTATAATCACCATCAATAAATGCAGAAGGGTGATTTTTCCTAATTTCAGAGAGCCTAGCAACAATCTCTTCACGAGAGAGTTTGTCTAAATTATGAGTTACATTTGTTTCCCTACGATCAATCGCAAGACCACCAAGTGCAGACCTTATCTTCTCTGCGTTGACGGCTGCAGAGAACTGACCAGAGTCCTCAGCACCTTTGGAAAGGTCTGCAAACCTTTTCATTTGACCAATCAAAGTTACTCCATATCGTCTCTCACGATTTTCTCGGAGGTCTTTGATATGTTCGTTTACGAGAGGGAAATCTCTACCATTAAGAAGCAGACTTGCAGTCTTACGAGCTTGTCCTTCAGAATATCCTGCTTGTCTAGCACATTCCGAATTAGAATTTGTACCTTCTACGATAAGTTTAGCAAAAGTTTTTTGTCTATTAGTCAATGGCATAACCCCATAGTAGAGTTTCTCCCATATTTTATCAATAAAAAAAGGAAAAAAAATGACGCGGTCGGCTTTGAAGTGTAGAAAGTGTAACCAAAGTGTAGAAAGAACCTCTAGTACTACCAAGGGTTACAGAGTGTTTTCTACGTTTCTACACTTTCTACACCTATTTTTAAAAAATTTTATTAAACAAAAAAATATGACAGAAACTCTATGTAAAAAAACTTTTATATACCACTTGACTTATTGTATCCCATACATTACTTATATATAAATAATAATAACTACATTAGGAGATATTGTGGGAAAAACTAAAAGACTTTGGGAAGACGAAATCGAAAAAGAAGTTGATGATTTTGTTGATGGCATCATACCCAAGGAAAAATTAAGTGATGATGCCAAAGAGATGTATCATTTTGATGATGCCGATACATCTTACAAATCCTTAAATGTCCGTGTTTCGGTATACGAGCAGATTAGAAGGATAGCCAAGAAAGACAATAGAACTATTAATGCAACAGTAGCATTGATGGTTAAAGAGACTTTAAAAAATAGGAGGAAACAAAGTGTCTAAAGCAAATATGAAAATTCATACGACTACTGACTACGATCAGTTTAAATATATAGCAGGTAATCGAGACGTAGTAGAGGCTCATGTTAAGAGTTTATCAGAGCAGATAACTATAAAAGATTTTCAGATACCTATAATAGTAAATGAGAAGATGGAAGTATGTGAAGGTCAACATAGACTTGAAGCATATAAGGCTTTGAGTATTCCTATTACTTATATAATAAAGGAAGGCCTGGATATTTTTGATATTAGAAAGTTAAATTCTGTATCAAGAAAGTGGACTATGGAAGAGTATCTTATGAGCCATGTGAAACTAGGCAATACGGATTATGAAATTCTTGAATGGTTTCATAGGCACTATGAGTTTAGTATTTCGGACTCTATCTCTATGTTAAATAATAAAGGTTATCATACGGCTATTGACTTAAATGATTTTAAGAACGGAAACTTTAAAGTTATTGATTTAGAGTGGGCAAAAGATACGGCTAATAAAATTATGACAGTTGGAGAATATTTTCCATTTTGGAAGAAAAGAACTTTTGTTGGTGCTATGATTTCTGCACTAAAAGATTCTACTTTCGTTTGGAAAATTTTTGAGACTAGACTCAAGAATCATTCTTCTAAGTTAAAGAATCAAGGTAGCCGTAATGATTTCATCTTGAATATTGAGCGACTATATAATCATAATACGTCTGCAAGTAAAAAGATAAGATTGCAAGTATATGGAACTAGATAAGGGAGAAAAAGAAGTGAAAAATAAAAGTTGGTTTGATGACCATGTTATTATTGATTTTGGCGATAGCGAAAAAAATAAAAAAGTAGCAGAAAATTTTAAAGAGAAGCTAAAAGAAAAATTAATAGAGGAAACGGAAGACGATAATGATTGAACTCTTAAATAGTGTTCAGTTTCCATTAAAGACCAAGCCTTACGATCATCAAAGAGACGCACTCTTTAGAAGTTATGACAAAGAAAACTTTGCATACTTCATGGAGATGGGGTGTGGCAAGTCAAAAGTTTTGATTGATAATATGGCTTGGCTTTATTGGCATACGAAGATAGATACGGCTATTATTGTAGCACCGAAAGGTGTGTATACGAATTGGAAGAACAATGAACTACCGATACATTTATCTGACGATATATCATCAAAGGTATATATATGGAAGGCGAATCTCACGAAACGAGAAACCACGGAGTTAAAAAGCTCCGTGGGTGGGGAAGCAAGAAGAAACTTACGAATACTACTAATCAATGTAGAGGCTTTTGCGACTAAAAAGATATTCAAGTTTCTTGATACGTTTACCCATAGAAGTAATTATCTAATAGCCGTTGATGAATCAACAACAATTAAAAATATCAAAGCCAAGAGAACCAAGGCTTTGATAAAATTTGCAGAGAGAGCCAAGTATAAAAGAATACTTACGGGTGCTCCTATAACAAAGTCTCCATTAGATTTATACTCGCAGTTTTTATTTATGAGTCCAAAGCTATTGAACTTCTGTTCCTTTTGGTCTTTTCAAGCACGATATGCCGTGATTAAAAACGTCAAGATGGGGACACATCAATTCAATCAAATTGTAGGCTATAAAAATTTGGAGGAATTAAAGAAAAAGATTGATCCTTATTCTTATAGAGTTACGAAAGAAGAAGCACTTGATCTACCACCCAAAACATATGTTACAAGACAAGTTGACATGACAATGGAGCAAGAGCGACATTATCAAAGTATCAAAAAAACATCAGTAGCATTACTTGAAGGTGGAGATATGGTTACTGCACCCGAAGTTATGACACGGCTTCTGCGATTGCAGCAGTTGCTTTGTGGTTATCTTGTTACTGACGAAGGCGAAGTAAAACATATACCAAACAATAGGTTATCGACATTACTTGAAGTAATAGAAGAGATGGAAGGTAAAGTTATTATATGGTCTAGGTTTCGCCATGACATCATGAAAATTTGCAGTAGTTTAAAAGGTGTGTATGGACAAGATTCGACAGTATCTTACTTTGGCGATACGACTATGGCACAAAGGGACGAGGCGATTGCGAGGTTTCAGAACCAGGAAGATCCCACGAGGTTCTTTGTCAGTAATGCACAAACGGGTGGTATGGGAATAACACTTCATGCCGCGACAAATGTAATCTACTATTCCAACGATTTTAATTTGGAGTCCCGTGTTCAATCAGAGGATAGGGCACACAGAGTTGGACAACATAATCCCGTATTATATGTAGATTTAGTTTGTCCCAATACAGTTGATGTGCATATAGTTAAAACTTTAGTTAATAAAAATAAATTAGCAAACATAACATTAGGAGAAAGGGTTTTGGAATGGCTAAAGGTGTAATAAACAATGGGCGATAATGGTAAAAGAGTTAGTTTAAATCACTGCAAGGTATGTGGAATAGAATTACCACCGACAAAAGAAAGACGGACACACAGAAAAATGTGTTGGGATTGTCGGGGGGAGTATCAATCACAGAATCAAGACTTGAGACAAATATTTAAAGAACTACAAAAAGAAGCTAAGAAAAGACCCGTTCAAGACGAAGGGGTTTTTGAAGACGATCCAAGAGCAATGCAAGAAGATAAACATATATATCGGAGGAAGTACTATGAGTAAGTTAAGAGGCGAAAAGATTGTAGGTAATGCAGGTGAAAATGCAACAGTCCTTAAACTATCCATGCTTGGTTACGCTGCATCAACTGTGAAACAAGATGGTGTAGATATTGCCGTGGTTGGTGGTGCAGGATTAAAGGTGGCACAACGGGTGGAAGTGAAGACAGTATTACAGAGTGATGATATGAGAAGATATAATTTTACCATATCAAGAGGAGCCGACAAAAGGTGCTACACCCGAAAGGACTGCGATATTATAGCATTAGTGGCACTAGATATTACGGCTTATTCAACCTCTAGTACTTGCGCTGTTTTGTTTTTTCCCGTGGAATCTTTCATGAGTGTTAAGTCGTTGAGCCTAACACAAAATGATTTCTTACAACCATCAGAAAAAAATCAGTGGAAAGAGGTGCTAGATTATAGCCAAGATATGATGGCAGAAGTTCTTAAGATGGATAAACTTAGAAGAGAATACAAAGTATATGAGAAAGTATAAGATTTTATGCTTGACGTATGTGAATTAATAATGGTAGAAGAAGTTATTAATTCCTTAGAATTAATTATTGAAAAAAAAGTTCGGGTAGGGAGTTGCATGTTTCTCCTTTCAGTTATGGTTATCCCTACCCATTCTTTTTATGGAGTAAAAAATGGATACAGATAAATGGAAGTCAATAGCAGTACCGATTGATACATGGAAGATACTGAATGAATTGGCTAAAGAAAATTTTAGAACAGTGGGTGGTACAATTACCTATCTGACACAAAAAGAATACGAGTCCCAAAAACTCGTTGACGAGAAGGTATAATAATATAAACTATATCTTCTATTAACCGCCGAAGGGCATAAACTTTAACGTAGAAGGAGAGAACGATGAGTGATGTGTATTCACTATTTGAGAAAGAGGCAGCTGACCCTCAAGCATTTAATAAAGTCAGAGAAGGCGACACTAAAGATTTGTCGTCTTTAATTCGTAGGTCTATTGAATTAGATCAACATATCAAAGATACCGAAGCACAACTAAAAGACCTTCAACAAAAGAAAAGATCTGTAGATGAGGAAGATATTCCATCATTGATGCAGACTATGGGTGTTGAAAGTCTGACAGTTGATGGTAGCAAAGTTACTATAGATAAGTATGTTTCTGCTAGAATACCCGAAACTAAGAAGCAAGAGGCTTTTCAATACTTAAGAAGTATTGGAGAAGGCGATCTTATCAAGAACGAAGTTATCGTGAGCTTCAGTATGGGTCAAGATAATCAAGCTGGTTCTGTAGTTGCAGACCTTGAAGACAAAGGTTTCGCACCCGTAAAGAAACAGCATGTTCATCCAATGACTTTAAAAACCTGGATAAAAAATAGAATTGAAAATGGTCACGACATAGACTTTGATCTATTCGGTGTATACCAGGGTAACCGTGCTAAAATCAAAGGGGGTCAATAATGAACCAAGTTGCACAGAAAAAGGCTACAGAAGTGGTAGTATCAGAGTTAGATAAAATGTTACAAGCTGACGCTGGTATTGGTCTTGAGAATATCACTACGGAAGATATGCAGATACCTTTTATAAGGATTATCCAAGCATTATCTCCACAATTACAGAAGGACGATTCTCTGTATATCAAAGGCGCTGAACAAGGCGACATCTTTAATACTGTTACACAAGAAGTGTATAAGCAGGACGAAGGTGTTTTAGTTGTTCCCGCTTTCTTTGAGAAAAAATTCTTGGAGTTTGCACTGCGATCAAGTGGTGGTGGTTTTGTAAGAGAACTATCATCAGATGATAAGGACATAGCATTGACCACCCGAGAGGGTAGCATTGAGATGTTACCAAGTGGTAATGAGTTAGTCCGTGCCCATCAACATCTAGTGATGGCAAAGTCTTCTGACGGAACTTTTGCACCGAGTGTTCTTGACATGAAAAAAACACAATTAAAAGTGTCTCGAAGATGGAATACTTTAAAGAATAGTGCTAGGTTACCAAGTGGCATGTTAATGCCAATTTACGGAACGGCTTGGAACTTAACCACTGTCTTGGAAGCTAACGATCAAGGTAAATGGTTTAATTATAAGTTGGATCGTGTGACCGACATTACACCTGAGATAGAGAAGATGATGCTTGAGGCTCGTATGATGTATCAAAGTGTAAGTAAAGGCGAGGTCAAAATGGCTGCTGCTTCTGCTGATGAAATATCAGAGAAAGAAGATGTACCATTTTAATTAAACTAGCCGTGTAGATACCTCCTCCATCTACACGGCTTTTTATTTTTTGGAGAGAAGAGTGAATTTAACAGAAGAATTATTACTTGCGTTTGAAGGCTTTGACGGAGCACACGGACAGACGGAAGTTTCAAATCAAAGAATGAACGGCAAACAAAAAGCCAAATCATTTATCGTAAGAAATCCATTAACATTAGAACTTATGCAAGGACATGTAGACGGCAGAAAAGGTGTCGGTTCTATACCTATCAATGCAGAAAACAAATGTAAGTTTGGTGCATTAGATATTGATGAGTATCCTTTGGATCACAATGCCTTGGTGGACAAATTAGAAAAATTAAAAGTACCGTGTATCGTGTGCCGTAGTAAAAGTGGGGGTGCACATATATTCTTTTTCTTTACGGAGTGGATGGAAGCTGCCGATTTCAGAGATAAATCTGCCGAGATAGCAGCTGCATTAGGTCATGGACGTTGTGAGATATTTCCAAAGCAAGAGCAGGTGTTGGTGGAGCGAGGAGATGTAGGCAATTTTATAAACCTACCATACTTTGATTCCGAACAGACTCTGCGATTTGCCGTAATCAAGGTTGGCAAAAAATATACAGAGGCAACACTTTCTGAGTTCATAGAGCAAGTACATAAGATAAAGTGTGATCCTAAAAAATTCATGGAACTATCTGTGGGTGGTAAACCAAACTTATTTCCTGGTTATGTTCCGTGCCTCAAGTCATTGTTGAGCATGGGTATATTTGAAGGTGGTAGAAACAAGGCAGCTTTCCAACTTGGAGTTTTCTTACAAAAAGCATCTCCGAATGATTGGAAGATGCAGTTGGAGCAGTTGAATGTAAAACATTTTACACCACCTTTACCAGCATCAGAGATAGTGACAGTCCAATCTACATTAGAGAAGAAAGAATATCAGTATCTATGTAAGGAAGAACCCATGTCATCACATTGTAATCAAAGTGTATGTCGTGGATTAAAGCATGGTATTGGTGCTACATCAATGCCTGCTATCAGTGGATTATCTGTAATTCTATCGGAGCCTAGACTTTGGTTCTTGGATATAGATGGCAGAAGACTTGAGTTAACAACAGAAGAACTACAAGCACCGAGGCTATTTCA